ATTGAAAAGATAGATGATAAAATTGATAAAAAATTTGACAACATGACGAATTGGATTATGTACGGTGTAGGTGCAATAGCAATTTTATTTATAGCGCAAGTTCTTTACTTTTTATCAAAATAATATACAACAATAAATTGTATGGCTAATAATCGTATTCTTGTAATCAGTGACATGCACATACCTTATCATCATAAGGATAGTATAAAGTTCTTAGCTGAAATTAAAAAAGAGTTTAAACCAGATAGGGTCGTAAATATTGGAGATAGTTTGGACTTTCATGCAATCAGTATGCACGAACATAACCCAGATTTATATTCTGCTGGACATGAATTAAAACAAGCTAGACTTTACGTCAAAGAACTAGAAAACATATTTCCTGAAGTAACAGAAGTAGATAGTAACCATTCCAGTTTGGTTTATCGTAGAGCCTTAAAGTTTGGAATGTCAAAAGAGTTTTTAAGAGACTATGGAGATTTCTTAGGTACTAAAAAATGGAAATGGGTTGATGATTTAACATTAACAATGTCAAATGGACAACGTTGTTTTTTTACGCATGGTCGCAGTGCTGATGTATTAAAGACATCTCAAGCAATGTCTATGTCTACCGTGCAAGGGCATTACCATACGAAATTTGTAATATCTTGGTGGGCTAACCCAGATAATTTATTCTTTGGCATGAACGTTGGTTGTTTAATTAACCAAAAATCAATGGCGTTTGCTTATGCGAAAAATTTTAAAACTAGATTTATTTTGGGTTGTGGGATTATTTTAAATGGTGTACCAAGATTATTACCGATGGTATTAGATAAACAAGGAAATTGGATAGGAAAGATAGTATGACCTCAAACAAGCTAAAAAATACCCTTTTAAAGAGCCATAGAGCTACACAGAACGACAATTCAGCATTTTCTGAACAGGTGCAAGGAAATCACTATAAAACGCTTAAAATTCAGCCTTTAGAGTATTCGATGGCTAACGATTTTAATGCTTGTCAAACTCATGTTGTAAAATACATATCTCGATACAATAAAAAGTGGAAAGATAAAAAAGATCAGATTAAAGATTTAGAAAAAGCAAAGCATGTAATTGATATGCAAATAGAATTAATCAAAAAGGATTAATATGTACTTGAAATTTTTAGGAATGGGTTTAAAGACAATTTCGCATATTTATTCTAATAGGCAGAAAACAAAAATGTTAATTTCAGATGCAGAAAAATTGCATGCTGAAAAAATGGCAAAAGGTGAAATTGAATATACAAAACTTATTAAATCTGATCAGCAAAATTCGTGGAAAGACGAATTTGTTTTGGTTCTTGTTAGTCTTCCTATTTTGTTATTGGTCTATAGTGTTTTCAGCAACGATCCAAATATTAAAGTAAAAATAGATTTATTTTTTGAATATTTTAAAGAGCTGCCTATGTGGTTTCAAATTTTATTTGTATCAGTAGTAGGTGCTATTTATGGAATTAAAGGTACAGAATTAATTAAAAGAAAATAATCGCATTTTAAATTAAAATCTATAAACTGCATGAATGGATAAGATTAAAGTAGATGCAGTTATTACAAGTTTAGAATTACAACTTGAAGCACCAAACAACCCTTATGGTTCATATATTTGTTTTAGATTTGTTGATATTTTTCCATATTTTACAAAATTAAATGAAATGGTTTCTGAAATTAAAAAAAGAGAAGATGTAGATTTAATTGATTATGAATATAGTTATACAGGAATACACGAAGATACTGATATAAGTTATTTAGAAATTACTAGAAATTAATGGGGGATTTCTCCCCCACAATATTATTTTGTAAGCTTTTCTGTTGCTATGTTATTAATTGATTCTTGCTTTAAATGATCACAATAACTATGACCATTTTTTGCCTCAACTTTTGAAAATAAATATAATTTTTTTTTATCTGAAAGTTCTTTCTTAACTTTCTTATATCTATCATCATTAGTAGCTTTAACTTTGGCAAGTGATACAGAAAGAGATTCATTAGTCATTTTTTCATTAACAACATAATCAAAAACTTCTTGTGCTTGATCTTTTACTTCATCATATGCAATTTCTGCTTTAACTAATCTTTTATCTAAAGCATCAACATAAGCTATAATTCTATGAGGATCAAAAGTTTTTGGTCGTATTTCTATATATTTTGCTTCAGTCATTAACCAAGTTCTTGTTCATATTGATCAGGATTAAAATCAGTTGGACTTTCTTTAGCCCAATCTATTTCCTGTCTAGGACTTTCTGGCAGCTTATCATCAGTTAATTCATAACCTTGATTTTGTTGACCAGTAGGTTGTGATTGAGTATATCCGCTTTTATTAAATGGTTTTACCATATAAAAAACAATAGATAATTCTTTACCATCACTCCATTGCGTTGCTTCACCATGATTAATTTTACTACCCCACTTGCCTACATAACCTGATTGTATGTATTTAGCTAATTGAGGAGAGTTTAACCATTCATGAATTTGATCTAATCTATATAATCTTTTTGAAAGACTACATTGAAATTGAGATTTATTTGATGATGCTTGATACTCCATTTTAGGAGATTGCTTTCCTGTACTATACATTTTTAAAGTCAAACCCGCAAAAGGTAGACCTTGTCCTTGTGTTTTCATGTTTTTTCCTTTTTATGTTTCATGTTTTTATTTTTGTTTGTGCAATTCTTTTGCTATACAAATATGAATAGCACCAAGAAACGCATTAAACATTTGTTTATTTAAAGGAAGTTCCTTAACTTGTATTTTTCCATCTTTTTTAGGTAATCTAATAATTAAACCTTTGGAAATTTTTTGTTTAGTTTCTTCCTCGTATGCTTGTTTATACGCATTTAACTGTAATGTGTAGTCAAATGATATATGATTACTCGTTTTAATATCAGCAAGAATTAAATTATTTTGCTTATCTTTTAAAACAAGATCAAGAGTACCAGCATAATTGTATTTTTTAGAAAATATTTTTTTTTCTAATTCTACAACTTTATACTCTTGAGTATTCCACCATTCTAAGAATAAGTTAAAACAGTTATTAACTTTTTCATCAGATTGTTTTGGAATTTTTTTACCTTTTAAAAAGTCTTCAATCAAACCATGAACAACTGTTCCAACAAGTCCAGCATCTTTTTTAACTTCTTCTGTTTTGTTTTTAGCTTGATCTATTATTCTTTCTAAAGAAACTCTATCAATCGTTTCATTATTATCTAATTTATGATTAATTAAAGCTTTTATTTCTCTTATAGGTGTAGCAACTAACCAACCTGTAAGCTCTGGTTTAGGAATACCATTTCCACATATTCCTGTTACACTTTCAACTTTTTTACCTTCATAATAATAAATGTGTTTTTCATCATCAAAATCTAAAGATAAACCGTTTTTTAATTGATGTTTAATATACATATATTCCTTTCTATTTTATATTTTCTAGTAATAGTTTTATATCATATTTATAATAATGACATAAACATATTAATTTAGAAACATCAGTTTTTATACCTTTTTCAAATTTATATAAATCAAAAATTGAATTAAAATATACCGAATTATCTTCAGCAGCAGCTTCAGCAGTAATATTTTTTTCAAGTCTTATATTTTTAAATTTGAGCCCTATTATTTGATTTAAAAGTTTTGAATTAGGTTTTTGTTTAAAATCCTCAATCATACCTTTAATCATATAATTTGATTTAATTAATTTATTCATCTATTCCTTTCTAATTTAAAACAGAGTGTCCACGATTATTTAAACATTTTCTAACCAAAGATTCATATTTAGTGTCCATTGTAGGACTTAAGGACCAATGAAATATATTACTGATAAAAGTAGTATTTTCTTTAGCAATAGTTTTACAATGTTGTAAATCATTTGTTATTTCTACTGCTTTTGGTTTATTAAAAGTACCACTACGTCCAGCAGAATCAATTACAGGTTTATACGCACAAGCTTGTACGAATAGAATTAAACATAGCCATTTTTTCATATTTTACCTTTTCTAGTTTTAATTGTTTTTTATAACTTCTATAAGATAATGCTTCAGTAATTTTTGGCATTATTTCAAACACTTCAACAAAGTATGGATTCATATCACTAAAACTCCAATGACGTTTTTTAGAGATACGATCTATAATCTTCATTCTTTTTTGTTTAATCGCTTCTGTTTGCGCTATCTTGTTTATTTTCATCTTTTGCTATCTCCATATCTAGTTCAACTATTTTTGCTTCAGTTTTATTTATTTTTTCATTTAGAATATTTCTTAATTCATAAAGAGTAAATAACCTTTCAGTTAGCTTTGCTCTTTTAGTAATATCTCTAAATTCTTTTACTAAATTAGTCATGATCAACCTCAATAAATTCTACAGTTAATTTTATTTTATGATCAAAATGTTCTAAGCTATCATTATAACTTTCTAATAAAGGTATTAATTTTTTTAATGTCATAC